AAAACGGCCATCAAAGGTGGGCTCAGGGAAGGCCTGCCCCCAGGGGCCACCGTCGCGCAGCATTTCGGCGGTGTCGATAGTCAGCTCCTGGCCGGCCAGTTCACCATCAGACCAGATGACGCCTTCCAAATGCGAAGGGTCCAGCCATTCCCCCACCAACTCAGCAAAGCGGGCGCGGAATTCGTCAAATTTGGCCTCTTCCAGCGAGAGCCCGGCCGCCATGGCGTGTCCACCAAACTTCATCATCAGGCCAGGATTAAGCGTATCAATACGCTCCAGCGCATCGCGCATATGTAATCCGGCAATCGAACGGCCCGATCCTTTGAGAATGCCCTCTCCAGCAGGGGCAAAAGCGATCACAGGCCGGTTAAAACGCTCTTTCAGGCGCGAAGCCAAAATCCCAACCACGCCCTGATGCCACTCAGGATGGTACATTGCCAGCCCATAGGGCAGTGCGTCGCTGCTGCTTTCCAGCTTGTCACACAAAGCCAGTGCTTCGACCTGCATCCCCTGCTCGATTTCTCGGCGAGTTTGGTTCAGTGCATCCAAATCGCTGGCCAGCGCGCGGGCCTGCGCGATGTCATCACTGAGCAGTAATGCGACGCCGATAGACATATCGTCCAGCCGACCGGCAGCATTCAAACGCGGACCAAGCGCAAAGCCTAAATCACTGGCGCCCAGCGTCCGGGCTTCACGGTTAGCAACTTCCAGCAACGCACGGATACCCGGGCGGCATTTCCCCGCACGAATGCGGTTCAATCCCTGATAGACCAGAATTCGGTTATTGGCGTCCAGCGGCACGACGTCGGCTACGGTGCCGAGCGCTACTAAATCCAGCCATTCGGCCAGATTGGGAATAGGCAGGCCTTTCTCTTCGAACCAACCGCATTTATGCAGCGCAGCACGCAGCGCCAGCATCAGATAGAACGCCACGCCCACGCCTGCCAGAGACTTGGAGGGAAACTCGCAACCGTGCAGGTTCGGGTTGATGATGGCTTCGGCTGCGGGAAGCGTCTCCCCCGGCAGGTGGTGGTCAGTGACCAATACCTGGATACCTTTCTGATGAGCCAGATCGACACCGGCATGCGAGGAAATCCCGTTATCCACGGTCAAGATCAGCTCGGCACCCCGGGCAGCTGCCTGTTCGACTACCTCTGGGCTGAGGCCATAACCATCGTCAAAACGGTTCGGCACCAGATAATTAATTTCGCTGCATCCCATGCTGCGCAGGGAGAGAACGGTCAGCGCGGTACTGGTCGCGCCGTCAGCATCGAAGTCACCGACCACCATAATCCGCAGACGGTCCCGCAGCGCTTTTTGCAAGAGTTCGACCGCAGTATGAATGCCATCAAGCTGCTCATAACCCAGCAGCCCACGCACGCTGCGTTCCAGCTCTTGCGGGCCCTGAACACCGCGAGCCGCATAAAGCCGACGCAGTAAAGGTGAGAGTTCGGCCGGAAGAGAAGCGCCGTCAGCCGCTTTACGGCGGCGAAGTTGGGTCTGCAAAGTCACGTAAAATCAACCACCGGTTTTGTTGGAGACATCCTGAGCATCAAGCATCGCGGCCATCTCTTTCGGCGGCTGATAGCCTGGGATCATGGTGCCATTTTCTAGCACGATCGCGGGCGTACCGGTCACGCCAAACTGCACGCCCAGTTCAAAATGCTTGGCAATATCGGTTTTGCAACTGGCAGGGGAGATGTCGTCGCCACGCATGGCCGCATCAAACGACTGCTTACGGTTACCGGTACACCAGATGGACTGCATATCTTTTTCGGTTTTAGAATTCAGCCCCTGCCGAGGGAACGCCAGATAACGCACGGTAATACCGAGATCGTTATAGTCCTGCATCTGCTGGTGCAGCTTGTGGCAGTAGCCGCAGGTGATATCGGTAAACACGGTGATCACATGTTTTTCATTTTTAGCTTTGTAGATGATCATTTCGCTTTTCAGCGCATCAAGCTTAGTGATCAACATTTTGTTGGTGACGTTTACCGGCTGCGTGCCACTGACGTCATACATCGGGCCCTGCAATACATGCTTGCCATCTTCGGTGATATAAATGACACCGCTCTCCGTTGTCACAGCTTTCAGGCCAGCGACCGGAGAAGGCTGGACCTCAGCATTCTTCATGCCGAGTTTATTCAGGGTTCCCTGGAGCGCCGTATCGTCAGCCTGAACCGTGGAAGTCACACACGCGGCCAGTAACGTTAGCAGCATTAAACCTTTTTTCATCATTACGTCCTTTATCTCTCCGCGTTCAGGCGCGGGGATGATGTTGTTGATGCAGCACTTTGAGTCTTTCAGTCGCTACATGGGTATAAATTTGAGTGGTCGACAGGTCACTGTGACCTAATAACATTTGTACGACACGCAGGTCGGCCCCGTGGTTCAGTAAGTGGGTGGCGAAAGCGTGACGCAAGACGTGCGGGGAGAGCCGCTCCGCGTCAATATTGGCAAGGATCGCATAGTGTTTGATACGATGCCAGAAAGTCTGCCGGGTCATTTTCTGCGCCCGGCTGCTCGGAAACACGATATCCAGTGACACGCCATTAAGCAGCCAAGGGCGTCCATGCTCAAAATAGTACTCGATCCAATACACGGCCTCTTCACCGAGCGGTACCAGACGTTCTTTATCGCCTTTACCGATAACCCGCACTACGCCCTGACGCAAACTAAGATCGCTCAGCGTGAGTCCGACCAGTTCAGAGACACGTAATCCGGTGGCATACAACAATTCGAGCATAGCTTTGTCACGCAACTCTAGGGGAACATCAATGCTTGGCGATGCCAGAAGCGCATCGACTTGCGCCTCACTGAGATCCTTTGGTAATCGCTGCGGCAGTTTCGGCGAAGATAACAGTGCAGTAGGATCATCATGACGCAAAGACTCCCGATTCATATACTGAAAAAGGCGGCGCATGGCGCTCAGCAGGCGGGCGGAACTGGTGGCCTTGTAGCCGCCTTCCACTCTTTCTGCGAGAAAGGATTGCAGACCATCGGCCTGCACATGCATCAGGTCTGTTTCATGATGATGTAACCAACCCAACAGCGATTTTAAATCCAGGCGGTAGGATGCCAGCGTGTTTTCGGCGAGGTTTCGCTCGATCCATAGCGTATCCAGAAATTGCTCACACAGAGCCTGGTCATCATTGGCGTCGATCACGTTGCCTCCTTATTTCATTCAATCGCTGTTTCATTCGGTATACACTGCCCCCCATTCACATACTGATGACGTTACGGCAACAAGCATGAAAATTGGTCTTTTTCATTGCACTAGGAAATATCACTTTATTTTCAATGAATTAAATTAAAAATAAATTTCATTTGGCGACAAAATGGCGGCACCTGTTCCTACCATTGAATTCATTGTAACTCACTTTGTTGTGGGGATAATTGCTTTACAGGTTGCTGACATTGAGATGAAGAGGAAGTAACCTTAAACTCTTGCCATATGGAGAATCAATGATGACTGAATTGGATCAACCTTGTACTAGTAGAAATATCCCGCTTCCCATTCAAAGAGCAGTCCGCCAACGCTGTGGATTTGGATGCGTCATTTGTGGCATGCCCCTTTATGAATATGAACATATGTCTGAATGGGCCGTGGTAAAAAGGCATGACGCGGATGAAATAACACTTCTTTGCGATCAGCATCACCGAGAAAAAACAAACGGACTCTTACCTAAGCAAGATGTTTATGATGCAAACTCTAATCCGTTCAATTTAAGAAAGGGAGTTTCAAAACCTTATAACTTTCACTTTTCTGGAACCGAAGCAAGTGTAAATATTGGCAATAACCATTTTACTTGCGCAGACAATGGCTATGGAAGTCAATGTATTCCACTGATAATTGATTCAACACCATTGATTGCATTCATCTTGGCGGATGGGCATTTGCTTTTAAATTTAGTAATTTACAATGAATTCAATGTTCCTGTTTTGCACATAAAGAATAATCATCTACTTTATACAACTATCCCTTGGGATATCACATTGATAGGTACTACCCTAACAATTCGTGAAGCACATAAGAAAATATTAGTTGAAATTGAATTTAATCCGCCGAATAAGATAACAATTAACAGAGGGCGATTGCTTTTTAACGGAATTGAAATTCTAATAGGACCTAAACACTGCCTAATCACTAATAACAATACTTTTTTGAGCGGTAACAAGGCTTTTAATACAATTGCTGGCTTCGTTTTAGGCCATAATCCTAGTGCACCACCTGCTATGCTTAACATTTCCAATTTACCTCGTTACTTAGGTGATAATAAAGAATCACTCGCTTTCCAAAAAGAAGCTTTATCAAGACTAAATCTATGAAAGCTTATGGTAACACAGCAATAAAGACTCTTTTATTTTCCCCTAAAAGTGCTTGTAGTAATGCCCAATGGCGCAATCATATGCGCCTCGCTCAGTTCTCTGCGGCACGTATGACAGTGACGCCCACCTTTTGCCGTTGTGATATGCCACACCCCATTGCCTCCCTACTGGCCAGATCGCATAAACAGGATTGCCCTGCTGCCCAAAAACTTGCTGCTTATTTAGAGTTTCCCCTCTGGCCATGAAATAAATCACCGCGCTACAAATCCGCATAGAACGCATAAATACCTCTACTTTTTGCCAGGCAATAATTGCGCCGCTGGAAATAGAATACTGTATGTGCATCCAGTAAATCAATTTCACAGTTTTCAGTTTTACAAATCCTTTGCTATTCCCCCTCAACCCTTGCCGCACCTGGCTTCGCTTCTTTTGGCGCTCCCTTCAATTTGATCGTTAAGCTGATCGTCTCGAATGGCAAAAAGCAAATAAATCCCTTAATTTACATAGCGTTGTGTTTTTACTTCGATCCTAATTTGATCGTTGAAAATGAAAAATACTGAAATCCTTTTCAATCTTTTCAGTTTGGGATTGCGTGCAAAGGCTCAGGCGCGGCGCGGGCTGGCGCTATGGTTTGTAGAAAAATGAAACTGAAAAAAATAACTGACGCAAAAGCCGCAGGCGGGTGCGGTGTAGTGCAATTTTCGTCGCATCTTGCTTTGTTTCGTGGGGGTGTGGCTGCGCGTGCGGCATCAGGTTGGCTTGATCGTTTTGAATCGAACGGGGGCGGGTTTGGAATGGTGCGGCGCGTGGTGGCCGCTATAGCGTGGCATATGACGGGCAAAGAAAAGCCCGCACTCGGCGGGCTAATTTGGGCGGGGGTAATGCTATCCGATCACAGGGTTATATTTTGTGGCCAGCGCGGTGGCCGTGGTAGCGGTTCCTTTGATGGCCGCTGCGTTAAGCGGTGCGCCGGTATCCTGGTGCGTGTGCGCAGCCATTAACTCCGCCAGCTGCTTCACCACGTCCAGGGTTTCTAGCATCAGCTGACAGACGTTAATACTTTTGCTGCCAATCCATACAACCGGTGCGATCACTTCCTGGCGCACGGCCGCCACGCTGCTGCGAAGTTGCCCCACCTTCTCAACCAGTTGGCCCGCTACGTTCACCGCGCTATTGCCGGTCACGTCAGTAGTGGCATTGCCCTGAATGCTGGCCACATAGTTGGCTTGCGTGGCCAGGCTAAAATCCCCCTGGGCAACCTGCTGCACGGCACCGGCCAAAAGCTTATACGTACCCAGAACAATGGTTTTATCCGTGGCCTGAACTGTGGTTTCCCTGGCTACCAGCGTACGTGTTTCCTGATCGGCCTGGATAACCCTGCGCATAGAGGACTCGCTGATCGTCTGGTCTGTTTGGCGCTCCCAATCACCTGCAGTCGTCACGCGCTGCGATACACCATCGCGCTGCTGCTGTAGCTGCTCACCAGGTTTTACTGCAGGTAAACTATTACCCTGGGCCATGGTCTGGCGAACAAAGGGTTTATCCGGCCTCCCCTCGTTAAAGCCCACCTCTACCAACGTGCCAACGGGTGGAAAATGGAACATACCCGACTCACTCCCCGCCATCGGCAGCGGCAGGGGAACGGCGGAATAAATCGGCGTATCTTTAGCGGGTTTGCCGTCTGCGTCTAACAGCTGCAAATCAACCGCGTACCGGGGGCGATAGGGATCCGCAATATTTCCGTTACTCACATCCTCGCTGGCTGCCTCAACCCTGGCGAATTTCGGCAAATGCAAACCGCTGGCCAGTTCCGGAAATGCCCCCTCAATCTGGCGCTGAATCGGCGTTTTCTGTAGGGCCTGGCCGGTGGCCTTATTGCGCGGCGTCCAGGTGATGGCCATATCATCGTTATGCAACCGAACCGTGGTTAACCGCTGGCCGTTCACGTCCACGCCAGGGCGCAGGGTTTGGACAACCGGCACGGTCATGGTATTGCCCGCCGCCGTTCCCTGGCTAAATTCGCTGGGGATCTCCACCGGCTTACCCGCAAAAAGCGCATCCGCAGCACTGCCCACGAACACCCCGCCGTCAGGAAGCTGATACCAAATATAATCATTGATAGAGAATGCGTGGCCCAGGCTGGACAAAAGTTGATAACCGGTGCCGCTGTGCGTGAAGTGTGGGATCGGCTTGTCTACGTAGCTGGCCGATGCGGGAACGGTAAATTCTAGGCCGCTTTCTTCGGTCAGCCACTTGGCCACCTTACGCAGCGTCGGATGCTGGAACGAACACGGCCAGGCACGTTCGAATACGCCGACCAATTCCCGGACAAAAAGCCGCTGATAGCCGGTTTCCGCTGGCTGCGAACGCTCCACAAACCCGGTAAACCAGCGCAGCACCAGATCGGGATAACCAATGTCCAGGCGCACCAGTTTGCCGGTAAAATCTTCATCCGTTTGCGCGGTGATAAAACCCCGGCCGCACGCACTCAATTCCAGCACCAGGTTAACGTCTACCAGGTGCGCGTCAGTGTTTGAAAGGTACAATCTTTTGACCGGTTTCATGCTGGCCCCAATGCATCATTGACCGGCTTCAACACTTTGCGCTCAAACCAACTCAATTTCTCTTCATCCTCGGCCGCGCTGCTGCTACCGCCCGCGCCCCCCTTGCCGCCCTGCTTAGTCGCTGCCGTTTTGCCTCCGGCGCGGGCTTCGCGTTTTTCCGCCACGCTGCCTTTTTCCCGTAGGGTAAACGTCACCAGCCAGGCCATTTTCCCTTCCTGCGGCGGCGCATCCACGGCCCCGGTAAACGTACCTTCCCGAAAATTAACAGACTGGGCGGCCAGGTTGGCCACACGATAGGTTTGCAGCTGGCCGCTGCCGTCTTTGGCTTCTGCCAGCTCGAAAATACGTTTCAACACCTTCGCATCACGAAAAGCAATAACGCCGGAAATTCGCAGCTCTTTGGCTTTAATGCCCTGTTCCGCGCTGGCCGTGCTCGATGACTGCCCGGATTGGTCTTTTTCCTGAAATTGTAGCGTGGGCGTGACTTTAAGCCCCATCAGCGCAATGGCTTCCCCATTAAGCGCCAGTGTTGTGATCGTCATTTATCATGCCCTCCAATGGCGATAAATCCGGGCCGCTAAACAGCGTGGCCAGGGTAAAGATGGCATCCTGCTGCGGGATGTTTTTGCGCATTTCACTGGCGATAAACGCCGGGGAACCCTTCGCACTGAACACCCAGGCGGGGGCCGCTTTGCCCTGTAAATCTGCCAACGCCTGGCTGACTCCCGCCAGGGCCGAACTGCGGGCGCTGGCGAAATCTGACAATGCCGACACCAGGCCGCCAACGCTGGCCCCGGTGGCCGCCTCAATCTTTGCCTGGGCAATACGCTGTGCATTCATGGCCAGCCGGTTGGTGGCGGTTGAAAGCGGCACGGGGGCCGGTAATCCACCCAACGCCTTGCCAGGGATCTGCATTTTCGTGATGGCAAGTGTGGCCGCTTCCTGCGCCCTTCGCGTGACCTGGGAAAACACTGGCAGCGGCAGCACGGACGAAAACGCCGTCAGGCTCTTCATAAAATCAGCGTGCGTGGTGGCGCAGACCATCAACACCACGGCGCTAGTTTCCTCGCTAGCCCCTTCCAGCTTGCGGGCCAAATGCTCAGTGGCATTTTTTGGGCTTAAGTAGCTGCCCTCGCCCGCCTCCTGGCCAACGCCATACACCCAGGGATGGACCGGCAATACAGAGCACACCAGCGCCCCCATATTTTGGCCAATACTTAACGTCGCTTTGCGCCACATTACTGCGGCACCGATGGCCATGATGGATCATTGCTATCAACGCGAGTCAATGCGATGCGGTAAACTTTCCATGCTTTGAGGCGCTCTACCTCTTCGTCAGATGCTACCGCAAGTTCAACGGCATCCTGCAAAGGGTCGATCACCACGGTAGCGCGTGCTATGAGATCGGCACGCTTTGCATTCACCTGAGCGACAATCTCGGCCTTCGTTTCAATCCGTTTTTTAATCTTGATACCGTCAAAATACCAATTTCCATCAACCACAAAATCGGCAGGTATCTTAGTGGCTTTAATCTCAGTCACAGACAAGTTAATAGGCCAAAGCTTAGAAACATCGGTAAAAGCCGAACACACCGCACCATCGTCGTTGTAGGCAATTTTTAGCGTATCTTTTTCAAAGTCCTTTTGGCTTTCATACCAATCATTACCCTGATCGTCTTTGAGAAACAAAACACTTTCGCCAAAGTTATTTTCATCTGGCGTGTACTCTGTCAGCTTTTTCATGTGCATCATTTTATGCCGTTCCTATAGTTACCCACTTTCCGCCTGCTAAAATCTGGACTGCCGAATACGCGCCCCACGAACCGGGGGCATAGTTAGCTCCAGACATTCCGGTGTATACGCAGCCAGACGGCAAATCAATGCGCCCGCCAGTGTCTGCAATTACAGTACGTCCCGCCAATCGCATACTTTGAACAAAGTTCTGAATAACCCAGCTTTGCGTTGCAAGATATATGGACTGATTTGACCACACGTGCCGCATATAAGGCACGTTCACGTTACCCGCTTCAAACCCAGCGGCATCGCATACATCCCGTTGAATACAATTAACATCAGCCGGTGTGGGTTTGTTATATCCACAATAAATCGCCCCCATTCCCGTACTATCAACCTGTCCAATTAACTTTGAGCCATCCCAGCCGAAATATATGACGTTGTTAAACATTCCCTCGCCACCGCCCTGACGAACTGCACCAACGTCACCAGCATTCGGTTTGTTGTTTGGGCTATAAACTCGCACGTTTGGTGAGTCGTAAACCCCTTTAGCAGCCTGGATTATTCCAGAGCTGTGGATATTGCGGTCTGAATGAATGTCTCCTACAGCGGAAATGTCCCCGCTGGTCGTTACTGAACCCGTTAGGTGGCCGCCTTCAATAGGCAATGCGCCGGTATCCTGCGCTGTGGGTTTATTTTTCTCACAATAAAGTGCGCCCATCGATGTGGAATCAATCTGCGCCTTCAGCTTCTTGCCATCCCAGCCTAAAATCACTTTATTGGTGGTCATGCCAACGCCGCCGCCTTGTTGCACGGCCCCAACATCGCCCGACGTGATCGCAATATCTTTGGACCCATCAAAGGCAACACCGGCAATCTTTCGCGCCGTCGCCAGCTTGGTGGCCGCCGCTGCCGTACCGCCTGAAGGTAGCGCCCCTACGTTTTCCGGCGTCAGGTTAATATCTTTGGTCCCGTCGAATTCAACACCGGCAATCTTTCGCGGCGTGGCCAGTTTTGTGGCGGCCACGGCAGTGGCACCAGACGGCAGCGCCCCAACGTCATCCGGGGTCAGCGTGATATCTGCTGACAGGTCTTTATTATTAACCTTTCGCGTTTTCGGCACGCCGTTGAGCGCGTTAAGCGCCGCAGCCGGATCAGCAATCTCCTTCAAATTGTTATCTTTGCGCAAATAGAGGCTGCTGCCTTTTGGGCGCAAATCCGTGATAGCGCCGCTGGCGTCAATGCTGGCCAGCGCAAACACGTAGTGGGCCACGCCATTGGTGGTGTAGTTCGTAAGCGTTGGGGCCACGGTGAATTTAATGGCGGTCTGGTAAGCGCTGGTTAACGTGCCGCTGTAGCTCACATCCGCCCAAATCTTGGTAGAGACTGGGGCTACTGCGACGTTGGTATTTTCAGCCAGAACTGCCCGCAGGCCGCCGATATACCCCACGCCCTGGGTAACAAAATGCTGACTGCCCGCCTTGGCAACTAAGAAGCCCGCATCAAAAAATGCGCCGGTGCCGTAGCTGTCCAGATTGGCCAGGCGCAGGGCTTCATCCATCCCCGCCAGGCGGGCAGTAAAATCAATCTGCCAGCTGGCGGCCGGTGTGCTGATCAACGTTTGGCTGACAGCCCCGCTGTACTCCATCAGGAAAGAACGGGTTAAGACGTTGCCCTGCTGGCCGTTGGCGTTCTTTACTTTGCTTTGAACTGGGGCGTGCACAATCATGGCCAACGTGCCGGTGGCCTTGTTAACCAGGCCGATCCAGTTGAAATCAAAATCGCCCACGTCCGCGCCAATCGTCACGGAATAGACCACTGAATTATCATTCACTACGCCGGTTTTACTCACCGCCTGGCGGTAAACAATTTGCGCGGCTGCTGGGATACTTTCCTTACGGTCAATCGGCTTGGACGGATCCAGCCCTGGCACGTTGGCCAACACAAATTCATCCAGGATAACGGGCTGATTATCGGCAGCTTGCTGCGCTTTCCATTGCTCAAAGGCTTCGGTAATTACGGTCTGAGACATTTCGCGTCCTTACGATAATGTTGCGCCAAACGTGGCGGTAGTTGATTCAGTGCCAAGGGTCGCCGGGTAACAGACGTATTCTCCCTGGTTCCATCCTGCCCGGATATTCAGCCCCGAGGTGGTGATCACTTCAAACTGATAGCGGCGGCAGGTGCGCCCGTACTGGCCGATGATCTCCATCAGTAATTCGGTGTTATCGGCTACCTGACTATCACTTACCCGCACCACAATCACATCCCAATCCAGGTCTGGCTGGCGCTCCAACAACTCAACGTAACCAATCCCCAGGCGGGCAAAGATGGCGATAAACCCCGCCACCGAACCGGCGTCATGGGCATTGATAAAGGCGTAGGCCACGCGCTTACGAAACAGCGTGAGCGGCTCACCGTTGAACCGGGTTATGTCACGGTCATATGCCAGCAGCCTTAGCAGCGGTTCGGCGCAGGTCAGCGGATCAAACTGGCGTAGCGGCCAGGTCACCCACTCATAAACCCCCTGCCAAAACGTCCGGGCAGCCTGCAACAATTTCGCCGGTTCGCCCTGACTCATCCAGGACGGCAATTTAAGGCTTCTTAATTTGGTCTGAAAATCAGGCACTTTTAATCTCCACCGTCAGGGATGCCAGGCGCGGCACGGTCAGCTCACTGACGATATCGCCCAGGGAAAAGGTGATGGAATCCACCGCATCAAATTGGCGGTGCATTTCCTTCGCCAGGTTAGAGAAAGAGAAGCGCGAATAAGGCCAGGTCTTTTTCACATCGTATTCAGCATTTTCCCGAAAGGCAGAGCGGATAAGGTTGCTGGCGCTGCCAATCAGTCCGGCCTGCTCTTCGTCCGTCATGTTGTCCGGGTTAGTCACAAACAGGCTGACGCTTAGCGCGTGCCGCGTTTCCGGCATCGCCATGCACTGCATATCATCGCCATGGCCGTGGTGGCCCTGGGTGTTGATGTGATCATTAACCGCATCAATAAACGGCTGGGAGGTAACGCCGCTGTCCAGCAGCAAATACGCATTGGCCGTGCCTGGCCCGCGTGGCG